CTGGTCGAACGGAGAGCAACGCCAGCCGTGGTGTCGAATACGCTCGTGCGATCCGTGGAAGGCGCGCCGTTGTCGTCGAGAATCTTTTTGGCCTGCGCCCAATCAGTGAGAACGGGAGCCGTGCCAGCGGTTGCGCCGAAAGCGCGGGATGCGCCATTTTTAGCTGCAACTGCAATGTCAACTTCCATTTCATTAACGCAAGCGCGGATTGCTTGGGCAATCTGCTGCTCGTTGATGGAGAGATAGCCGGGTCCGGCGTCCAATGCTTTGCGCTCTTCGTTCTGCCAAGAGAACGGGAAAGCGCGCTGCTTGGTGAGCGAGTGCGATTTGCTGCCAATGGTTTGATAGGCGGCAGTTGGGAACGCCATTGCGGGCGTAATGTCCTTGCCTGCCGAATTGACGGGAGCGGCGGGGATGTAGATAGTTTGACCAACGGCGAGCATTTCGGCGCTAGGGTCAAGCTGAACGGATGGGATAAATCCAACCAGTTCGCGCGACACAACATTAAGTGCGCGGTAAGCGGAAGGAATCAGGTTTGTAAGCGTATTAGGCATTTGAGTTAGTTATTTGAGTTGGAGAGTTGTTGTAAGTGTGAACTGGATTGGTTAATCTTTAATTCGCCCGCCGCTGACGCAATGCGCGGATTGTTCGTTTGCTGGCAGCGCATTAAACGCCGAACGCGAAAGTGTGTTAGCGGTGCTGGTTTCAGACGAGAACGCGGTTGGTTTGGATTTGAACTCGTTTTCAAGCACCCATTCCTTGAACTCAGCAAGCGACTTGCCTTCCTCGATGTGGGAGAACAGCGGCTCGTTTAGATCAATATGACGAAGTGCGGAAATGTCTTTTGCCCATTTGCGAAGTTCAGCAACGCGAGTGCGTTCGCCGCTAATTGCCGCTGATTTAACTTCATCGGCACTAGGTTCTGGGGCTGGCGTTTCAATGGGTGGTTCAACTACAACTTCAACGGGAGCTTCCACAACTTCTGGAGCTGGAGTTTCAACTGTGGCTGGTGTTTCCACTGGCGGTTCTGCGACTTCGTTTTCCTTGGTCATGGACGGCTTATTGCAACTTACTTGCGTTAAGTCAATATCCTTTTTCACGCCGATGCTGATTTCTTTTAGTCCGCCCTTCGGTTCTTCGCTGCGCGAACGTCCAAGGCCAACCGTAGGATCGGCGGGAATAGTCACTAAGGATGCTTCGTGAATGGCGAACTTGAATTTGTATGCTGGTATGCCGTCAATCTCTCCAATCTGCGTGCCATCGTCCGTGACCTCGTAGCCGATGGATGTGTCTTTCAAGATGCCTTCCTCAACGCGAGTCTTGTAGCTGGCAACATCGGGCGCGTTTGATAACTTGGCATTGACATAGCAACGCCCGTTTTCAATCGAGGGCGAATCAATGAGGCCGATTTGAATGTCGCGCTTGTGATTGAACAGCAATGCCGCGCCGTTACTAAGTCGGGACAAGTCAATGCTTCCCTCGCTGTGATCGAGCACTTCATAGTATTGCTCGCCGTCTGCCCAATTATAGCGGAGATACGGTTGATCGCTGCAAATACTCAATCGCAAAGTGCCGTTGTCAACTTGTGACATCCCTTCGCGGAATAGTTGGTTTGGAATCTTGAGAGTTTTCATCGTGTTAGCAGTTTGGTTTCTTGCGTGAGTAATGGTTTAGGGATTGGCAGGAATTTAATCTTCTTCTTCTTCTTCCATTTCTGGTTTTGGATTGGTTGCGGCTGCATCTTCATCGTCTAGTTCCTCGGCGGTTTGATTGACTTGCTCCATTGTGTCTGCGGTGGTCGCGCATGACATACCAAGGCTTTCCAGCATCATTTCTTCCTCTGCTAGTTGAATGATTGTGTCCTCAAAGTCGCCGCTCTCGCCGCATACGCCACTTTCAATGACGGCGGTGCGCGAAGTGAACTTGTTGGAAATTGCGGACGCTGCTGCGTTGACTTCTTTCATCGGGTCAACTCCCGGCCAGCGGCGGGCTTGGAAATGAGGCTTGTTGAACTTCTCAAATTTGGAGATTGGCAGTTTCACCGCTTGCGTGATAAGCGCCATTTTCAGCCACTCTTCAAAAATGCGACGTTCAGCCATTTCAATGTCAAACTCTTGAAGCATCTGCCATGCGCCAGTTGTCGAAAGACGATCTAAACGCCCCGCGCTAAAATTGATCTCGGCGTAGTTTTGGCCAATGACGGGAAACGATGCGCCCGGCAATCCCGCACAGAACTCGCGCAGATTCTCATTGCGAAACGCCCCAAAGTTTTGATTTGGGTTGTTAGGGTTGTTGATGGTGGCCTTAATGCCGGGCGGCAATCCTATCATGCCGCCGGGGTTCATCTGCATTGCCAGTTGATTTAGGTCGCGAGGGTCTGGTTGTGCAACCGTAGTGCCATCCTCGCCGCCAAGCTCAGACTCGAAAAAGATATTTGAGCAAGCGCCGACGCGAGCGGATACAACTGCCGCCTCGGTGTATTTCTGTAACTGCCGTGCATTGCTCATAATAGCCGTCGCCCAAGGAACGGGACGGCTTACGTCTGAGTTGTTGTCGAACTTTGCGTAATGAATGATGTCATCGGCAAGGATGCGTTCGTGCGTATCTTTGCCGTTCGTGCCGTAAGACACTGGAACAACGCCCTGCCATTGATTGAACGATGGGCGACGGAAGTGATACGCAACCGGCACAAGTCCACTGGCGTCGTATTCAATGCCCATGCGGATTGTGTTGCCAGCGCCCGGCTTTCCTTCTGCAATCTTTTGGTTCAAACGCCAGTCACACCATTCCGTGTTGATGTGCTGAATCTTGATTCCGTATTTGTATTTCGGGTCGCGCAGAAATCGGATAAAATGATCGCCGTCACGAGCGCAAGAACGCAATCGCAACATCCGGCTTTCATTGTAGGATAAACGCCCCGTGATTGTGCAATTCTCTTTGCGCTGCCAGTCTAGCCATGCCCGCTCAATGTAACTGTTGGCGTAGATGTCTGGCGCTCCTGCTTTGATGGTCGCTTTGTCGCGCTTTTCTTCGTAATGTTTTAGGAACAACGGGCGCTCGCCTTTCTTGACAAGATGCTTGTTCACGCGATCCCTGCGTTGCCAATGACCTTTAATTTTCTCTTTCTCTTCGACTGCATAAACTACGCGGTCTGATTCCTCTTGAATCTTCATGCGTAGGCGGATTCCTTGCGGCCCGTGGACATTTACTGCCATTTCATCGCTGTATGCTTGTAGATAGGGGTTTGTTTTCCACAAGTCGCGGGAGTAATTCAGCAAATCCAACTGATTCGCTAAAATGTCCGACTCCATCGAGATATTATTCACGCTCCAATCTGGACTTAGCTTTTTAAGCTGAGTCATAAGCGCGCTGTAATCGCGCACGAGCGGTTTTTCCTGAGTGGATGCCTCTTTGGCTTTTTGAGCTTTCGGTTTGGATGGCATATTATTGGAAGAGCGGAGCTATTGAGCGAGTCTTTGCTTGTCCGCGCAATCCGGCTTGCTGTGCTCTCTCGGCGTCTAGTCTTGCTTTTAGGCGAGATATAATGTCCACAAGGGACATTTGATTTTCCTTCGTGAAAGATTGCCCATTAAACGAAACGCTGCTGTTTTTGTTGGCCAGCAATGAGAGAAGCGCGGTGTTTGCCGCGTCGTATTGCTGTTCAACCGTGGATTTTGTCAGCGTTGCACCAAGGTTCGGCAGGAAGATGATGGTTCCCGTTTGCGCGGTGGCCGTTTCGCTGCTCGCGGTTTCCGTGACGCGGATCGCATAGTCATACGTGCCCGCCGCCATTGCCGCGCTCGTTGCGGCTGACAAAACAAACACGAAGTCGCTGCCGCTTGCGGTGCCGGTGACGCTCGTTGGGGCTGTGCCCGCGATGTTGAACTTGAGGGCGGCGGTGTAGGAAGTTGCGGGGTAGCTGCCAAAACCAAGCTGGACGCGCAAGGTATCGCCGCACTCTACGACATCGGGCATTTGTTGAAGTGTCTGAACGGCCATTTCCGTGCTGCTATGCACGAAACACTAACGCAAGTCAATTACATTATCGGGTCAATCTCGGTAGTCATGACGACCGCATAGCACGACAGGCAATCGAGTGCAACAATTTCAGCGCCATAGGCCCCGGCAAGGAATCTTTTCCGGCACTTGGCACAAGGCTGGCAACTGAAAGCAGGCGCTTCCCCTTACTCGAATCGTTTTTCCGTTTTGCCCTTAGCTAGCCATCGGATTGCTGCGGCGCTATGCGCTCCGACGCATAATCCGCCCCTATGCGCTCTGCCACATACTCTGCCGCCCTGCGCGGCCTCCGCCGTGGAGCGAATGTCCAATCCAATCGTTAAGCAGAGAATGAGTGGAATGGCCACTTAGAATCACCTGTTTTATTTTAGCTTTACAAATCATAAACACTCATTAACATAAAATGCATGGAACTACCTTCCATCTTAACTGATACGCTGACAGACGCGCAGTTGGACGCCTTGGCTGATGAAGCTGAGTGTGCCCGCCGCGAGGATGCGTTTCTTGCCGCGCTAGAGCGTGAGCGGGAATCGGCTGGCGTGTTTGTAATTTGACTACGCTTTCACTTTCGGGTCTCCGTCTGTGAAATCGTCGCCGTCGTCTTTTTTCCAGCCCTCGTTGTCGTTGTCGTCATCGCCCTCCTCCTTGTCTGGAATGTTTTGAACGTCAAGTGCGTAGGCGGCGGCTTCCGCTAGTCCGTGAGCCGCGAAGATGCTGCCGCTGTGCTCTAGTATCGGGACGCGTGATTGCTTTTGCGCGCAGACAATGACAAACTCAAGAAAGTGTTCGCCTAGAATGTCGGCGGCTTTCCTGAGTGCTTGTTCGGCGGCCTCGTTCATAGCTCATGGAAGCGGCTTGCGCCTTTTATTTCGCTTGCGCCCGCTTTTGCCGATGCGGAAAATCATATTACCGACGACGAACACGGCGAGAACGATTGAACCCGCTGTAATTGCTTCTGGTAGTCCCGGCTCGTTCATGGCTTGCGTCGTAGGAATTGTTTAAGGAAATCAGGCATGGAGTCCGATGGATGCGGCGGGCGTTGCGACTCGCCTGCGATAGTGTCATACTCGCCTTCATCCAGCGCAATCTCGAAAGTGCGGTCAAAGAACTTTCGAACACCTGCGGCGGAAAACGTGACATTCGCCGCAAGCAATGCGGGATTTTTCTTCACGAACGCCGTCCATAGTTCGTCTTTCGTCATGCGTATATCCTCCCGTCAACGATGCGGTAATTTGATACCTCAAAGCGCCCCTCATTGTCCGTCTCGACTTTGGCAAATCCAATGTTCCACTTGTTCAGCGGCATATAGCGCGGGTGAAGGTCGCAGAGGCACCCAAGGCTCCACGCGCTGACTACCTTGCCGTCTAGGTCGCTTTCGCTGTGTTGGCTGGTCTGGTGGAAATGTGAGCACATCACGGAAACCTTGGCCCGCATAAAAAGCCCGCGTGCCGGATTGACGGGATTACTGATGCTAAATCGGTATTCGTGACCGTGGAGAACGGAGAGCTTGCCGAGCTTAACGGGGCGCATATCATCCACGATTTCAATGCCGAGCTTGTCGGCGTGAACAAGGCGCGCAAGGTCGAAGTCCGGCACATCCAGAAAGACCGCGTGATCCTTTTTCATCACGTTCATAAATCGTTCTTCGTGGTTGCCGAGTTTCCAGATAATTCGTGCTTTTGGAAAGTTTTCGCGCAAAGTCTCTAAGAAAGCGATGGTGTCTGAAACTTCGCGGTGGAACGGAAACTTGCGCGGGTCAACTTCCCATCGTGACAGCTTGTAACAATCCATCAAGTCGCCGTTCAAAAGTATCACGTCGCACTTATCGCGCTTGCCTTGTTTAAGCGCGAGCACTAGCGAAGTCTCATCGTGGAACGGGATATGAATATCGGAAAGAACAAGGCACTTCGATTTGCCGTCCACGTCGAACGTGCGCCAGTCTATTTCACGCGAGCCAACGGGCACGCCCTCCCATTCTCCCGCGTTTCGCTTAGGGCGAACAAGTTCAGCAACAGAGCTGCGGAGATTGCTTTGGCCTACTAATCCAAGCACTTTACGAACAGCATCGCGGCCCCGTTCAATCGTAGGGTAAAGCTGCGGGAAGTCTCGGTGAAGCATCCTAGCAAGCGTGCGGGCCGGAAGAGTGGGGAAGCGGCGACAAAGATTGACGGCCTCGGTTTTGACGGGTGTTTCTTTCGTCATGGAATTAGCGCATAGGTTTTTGTGATTATTGTAAAGGATAAATTAACCGTTTTCACTTGCGCTGCGCCGATGGGGTGTCTTATTTTCAGCAAAACCAATCCCACAATGAAAAGATATTGGAGCACATTAACCGTTACTCAAAAGGAGAGAATGACGAAACAAGAGTTGATTGATGCTGATAAATTCGACGCGAAGCTAGATGATGCCGATGTGATCGCCATGCAAACCATAGATGCCGACTGTAACGATTGCCGCCATTTCAAGCGAGGGCCGATGACTAAAGTAGCCAGTCTAACTAGATTTGATGGACATTGCCTAAAGCATAACGCGCCATCGAAGGCATGGCCGACGCAATACAGCGGACATTCATGCTTTGAACATCGGCGCGCTTAAATCCACGCGCCAGCTGTCTGCGGGATAAACGAAACTCTTGTAGCTTGCTTTATCTGCGCTGGCTCCGATGGTCTAGGCTCTAGTTCTTCGCGCATCTTCGCTTCCAGCGCGTCAAAATTCCATTGGCGAAGCCGAAACGCGGCCATTTCATAGACGCTGCAATCGAGGGCTTCGTTGCGGGCGTGTTCTTCGTTTCGGAATCGCCTGTGCTCTTCGCCTTTCTTAAACTCCACCGTAGCCTTTTCAACGGTCAACTGCTGGAAAAACTTTTCGTCGTGATTCATGCCGTAGTGCCGATAGCCTTCCTCTTTTTCCTCCATGCGAAGGCGTGTGTAAATCAGAGACTTTGCCTCATCGCCGCCCACCCAATGCCCGTGAAGCTGTTTGACAATCTTTGAGTATCGGTTGTCAACTACGGGGTGCGGATATTGCGAGCTACCACGACACGCACGCACGCGCCCGCATAGCGGCGAGCCTTTCTTTTGCAGCGCGGCAAGCCACCACAGTAAGTGATCTGCGCCGTGCCCTGCGTCCACTAGGGCGAATGAAAGCGCAAGCTTGGCGTTTGGCGCGATTGCCGAGTCGTAGGTTCGCAAAAGCTCCTGCTCTAGCGCTTCCCATGTCTCGCTGCGTTTGATGTCGCCGGGAATGACAACGTGTTCCACTCCCCAATACTCTTGTTTGCGTCCGTAGCAGCCTTTGTGAACCTCCAAGCGATCAGGCTGAACGTCAACGCCTGCCACAAGGACAAGCGCGCCCTCTGGCATGAGTATCTTTGTATCAGTGGCGTAGTCCTCGCGCCGATTGTAGATAGCCGTCCAATCTGGCGGAGTTTCGTCTTTCGTGTCGGGGTTGAACGGTTCCGCGTCCACGGTGTTGACAACGACTCGCAATGAGCGTTGCGGGTTGTCCGTGCGTTTCGCCGCCATTTCTT